CGGTACTTCGGCAGGAATTCAGCAAGAACTTCACGGATGCAAAAAAGGTTCTTGGCGAACTGAAGGCGAAAGCCCCCGCGCCCATCCCCGCCCCTGAACCTGCAAAGCCTTCCGGAATCGGTTCGAAGCTGGAAGAAATCCTGATGAAGACCATTGCGGAGCAATCCGTTGATTCCATCGTGGAAATGGCAAAGCCGATGCTGGAAAAGCATATCATTGAAACCTTCGGTGTTCTCCCCCAAATTCATGAAGTCAAGACCCCTGAAGCAACCCACAAGGTTGAAGGGACAGTTCATGAATGCTTTGACAAGGTTTTGAACCTTGTGAACGCTGACATTCCGGTGTTTCTGTCCGGTCCTGCTGGAACTGGTAAGAACGTGATCTGCAAGCAGATTGCGGAAGGTCTTGGGCTTGACTTCTACTTCACGAATGCAGTCACACAGGAATACCAACTGAAAGGCTTCATCGACGCAAACGGCAAATACCACGAAACGCAGTTCTTCAAAGCGTTCACACAGGGCGGGTTGTTCTTCTTGGACGAAATGGACGGCAGCATTCCGGAAACCCTGATCATCCTGAATGCAGCCATTGCGAACCGGTACTTCGACTTCCCTACCGGCAAATTTGAAGCTTCCCCCAATTTTCGGATTATCGCAGCTGGTAACACCGTGGGAACCGGTGCTGACATTGAATACACAGGCCGGTTTCAGTTGGACGCTTCTTCCCTTGACCGTTTCGCCCTAATCAATGTGGACTATTCCCCCGCCATTGAAAAGGCCGTGACGAACGGAAATGAAGAACTTTGCGCCTTTGCAAGAACATTCCGCAAGGTCACGCAGAAGGCCGGGATTCGCTGCCTTTGCACCTATCGTGCGATGGAAAGAATCACCAAGCTTGAAAACACCTTCGCCCTTGACGAAGTGCTCCAAATGGCGCTGACTAAGGGGCTCACCAACGATGATCTGAAGGTGATCGTTAAAGAGCTTGTGAACGAAGGAATCAAGAACAAGTATCTTGAAGCCCTGAAGAAGATCGGGTAAAAGAAAAAGCTGTCCTACCAGCTACACGGGGAGAAAGGAAAGCACTATGGAATACATTTACGCCATGGTCAAGCTGTTTGGGGAACGTTACGTTTTTTGCGATGATGAACAAGCCTTGCTTGATGCCGCAAACCGGGAAGAACTTGTTTCTGCGTATGCTGCCATTATGGACTACATAAGGGCGAAAGGGGGCGAACGAAAACGCCATTAACAATGGCTTGCTATTTTCGATTGCGCCATTTATAATGACATTGCAAATTTTGAAAGGGGGTTTGAAAATGATCGATCTGAAGAAAGTTCGTGAAGAAGCCGGGTTGACGCAAGAACAGCTTGCGGCAGAATGCAACGTGATCCGACAGACGATTTCAAATATTGAATGCGGACTGTCCCGGCCTTCCGTCGAAACGGCAAAGTTGATCGCAAAAGTTCTTGGGTTCCCTTGGACTGATTTCTTTTCCGACTAAATGCCATTTTGAGTGACAAGGACGGTGAGCGTGGCGTGAAAATCACTGAATACAAAATTGGAAATATAACCGTGAGATTTCACGGTGATCCACCGCCAAAGGAAGCGCTTGAAAAAGCTTGTGTCCAATTTTTGAAAGGTGTAGAAAATGAAAGAAAATCCCGCAAATGCAATTAAAGATACAATGTGGTCATTTTTAAAGGATCACGGACAGAAAGCAGATATTCCGGCGTTGAAAGAAGCTGTGTATGACCTGATTCAGGCAACGACGCAGAAGAACGCAGGGCAGCGAAAGGACAAGCCGAAAAATTACGATTGGAACAACCTTGATATGCTGTTCATGGAAATTGTGATCGAAGCAACAGCTTTGGTTTTGTCCGGAGAACTGGACAAGTTGGAAGTGGGTGAGAAAAACGAAGCTGTATCAACACCAAGAAGCAGCCCTGAAACAAAGTGAGAATCTGAACCGGGTTGCTTATTACCACGATATGGGATTAGGTAAAACCTTCACCGGTGCAGAAAAGATGGTTCGATTGGGCGCAGACACAAATCTTCTTGTTTGTCAAAAGTCCAAAATCTCAGATTGGATCGAGCATTTCACGCGCTATTATCCGAAAGCGGTGGTTTGTGATCTGACGAAAAAAGGCGCGGTTGACGAGTTCGTTTTGAGATTTGACGCGTGGCACGGTTGGCACGGGGCGAGCTTTACGGTCGGTGTTATCAATTACGAACTTGTGTGGCGTCGCAAAGACCTTTTAAAGCTGCGTGGCTTCACGCTGATGTTGGATGAAAGTTCCTTGATCCAGAATAAGGCCGCAAAACAGACGAAGTTCATTCTGAAGCTGCAACCAGAGAATGTGATTCTACTTTCCGGCACACCAACAAGCGGAAAATATGAAAATCTGTGGACGCAGGTTCATTTGCTTGGGTGGCCTATTTCAGAACAGCTTTATAAACGGCAATATGTAAATTGGAAGAATCTTTGCGTTCCAGGTGGTCAAATCGTCAAGGTCGTGGACAAGGAAAACCCATACAAGAACGTTGACCGTCTGAAAAACAAGATGCGGCAATATGGAGCGCAGTTCTTGAAAACCGAAGAAGTTATGAATCTTCCGGAACAGAACTTCATTGAAGTTAGTGTTTCAAGTTCAAAGGAATATCGGAAGTTCATGAAAGATTCCATTGTTACGGTTGACGGCATGGAACTGGTTGGTGATACCAGCTTGACGAAGCGGCTTTATGCGCGGCAGTTGTGCGGGGTATATTCCAAAGCAAAGCTTGAAGCGTTCCGGAATCTGGTAGAATCCACGAATGACAGAATCATAGTTTTCTACAATTTCACAGATGAAGTGAAGCAGCTGATCCACATTGCAAATGATCTTGAAAGACCGTGGGCAATCATTAGCGGGACAGCGAAAGTTCTTTCGGCTTATGAACACTTCGATGATTCTATTACGTTTGTACAGTATCAAGCCGGTGCGATGGGGTTGAATCTACAAAAAGCGAACAAGATCGTTTATTATTCGCTGCCGGAGCGGTCAGAACTATTTGAACAATCCAAGAAGCGAATTCACCGGATCGGACAAGAAAAACCGTGTTTCTATTACCTGATGATCTGCAAGAATACGGTGGAAGAAAACATTTACAAGGCACTGAAAATGCGCCGTGACTTCACAGATGAATTATTCCGGGAGTGTGACACCAATGGGGCAAGAAAAAAGCTTTGAAAACAAAGTGAAAGGATTTCTGAAGGAACAAGGCTGTTGGAATTTAAAAACATGGTCAAACGGGGTTCAACGTTCCGGCGTTCCTGATCTGCTGGTTTGCTGTAACGGGAAGTTTGTTGGTGTGGAACTGAAAGCCCAAAAAGGAAAACCTTCCGCGTTGCAACTTTGGAATCTGCGAAAAATCGAAGAATCCGGCGGTTATGGAATTCTGCTTTATCCGTCTGACTTCGAATTGTTCAAGGGGTTTATAAATGCGTTGGCTGCTGGATTTGAAAGAAATGCAACGCATTTTTATAAAGAACTGAAAGGAGAAAAATTCTAATGCCGAGTTTGTATCAAATTGATCAAGAGATCATGAACTGTATCGACATGGACACCGGCGAAATTGTTGATGTGGACAAGCTTTCTGAACTTCAGATGGAGAGGGAACAGAAGCTTGAAGGCGTGGCGCTATGGATCAAGAATCTGAAGGCCGATGCAGCCGCATACAAGGCCGAGAAAGACGCTTTTGCAGATAGGGAGAAGCAGGCCAAGGCCAAAGCTGAAAAGTTGTCTGAGTGGCTTACAGCGGCCTTGAGCGGGGAGAAGATGAACACGAACCAGGTTGCGGTCAGCTTCCGGAAATCTGAATCCGTGAAGATCACCGACATTGATGCGATTCCAAATCAGTATATCGTTGAAACGATTACGGAATCGCCGGACAAGGCAGCAATCAAAACGGCGCTGAAAAAGGGTTTTGACGTTCCGGGCTGTGAACTGGAACTGAAAAATAATATTCAAATCAAGTAAAGGAGAACTTCATGAAAACTGCAAAGGAGAATCAGATCGTCTGCAAGTGCAGAAAATGCAACAAGCCGTATTCCTACAACAAATTCAAGCGGTACGCATTCGGTGAACTGTGCCGGGAATGCGGCGAAAGGAAGGGAAAGTAAATGGCTGAAAAAATCCTTATCATGGGAGAATCCGGAACAGGTAAAAGCACCAGTATCCGGAATTGTGACCCGGCGAAAACCGCAATTGTGAACCCTGTTGACAAGCCCCTTCCCTTCCGTGGAAAGTTCGAAATGTTGAACGGGGTGACGGATTCCGGAAAGATCATCCGATTCATGAAAGACCAGGTTGCGGCTGGAAAGAAAATCATTGTGGTGGATGATTTCCAGTACATTCTTTCCATTCCATATATGAACCGGATCAAAGAAGCCGGATGGGACAAGTGGAACGATTTCGGAAGTAACTATTTTGAAATCATCGACGTGTGTGCAGTCCTTCCGGATGACGTTACGGTCTACTACATGACCCACACTGAAACGCTTGAAAACGGGATCACCACCATCAAGCTGATCGGGAAGCTGCTGCGTGAGAAAATCACCATTGAAGGGCTGTTTACCACGGTTCTTCGGACGCAAGTTGTGGACGGAAAGTATTATTTCCTGACACAGAACAGCGGAAAAGACACTGTGAAATCCCCGCTTGGAATGTTTCCTTCTTACGCAATCGACAATGATTTGAACTATGTCGATGAAAAAATCCGCAACTATTATGAACTGACCGGTGCGAAGACCGACGCAGAAATGAAGGAAGCGGACGAAAAAGCGCAGAAGACCGAAATCGAAAAGGCCGGGAACGGCAGGGTGAGAAAATCCAGAGTGAAGAAAGAAACCCCGCTTTGGGAAGATGTGAATCCGGAAGAAATTCCTGACGATGATCTTCCGTTCACTATGGGGGACGATACCGGCACCCCGAAGGAAGCAGAACCGCCGAAGCGTGTTCGCCGTACAAGAAAGGAAAGATGATATGAAAGAACTGATTGATGCCCTTGAAAAGAAGAATGTAATTTGCTGCATTCAGAGGGCTGCGAATATTGCTTGCGCGTCTGGGGCAGACATGACCCAAGAAGCGCTAGATGCCACGGTTCGAGAGTGCCTTAACTACACGCTTGCCGAGGATGAAGAATTGGCTGATATTTTCTGTAACTTCTGCTATGAGGTCGGAATGACCCAATTGGTGAAGGCGCTTAACATTAAAGGTGATCCTGAGTACAAGAAAACGCTGGAAGATGTGCTGATTCAGTTGCTTGCCTGTCTGAGTGACAAAGACGAATAATTTGAAAGGGGAATAAAATCATGAGTTTGTTTGACAAGTTCGACAAAGAAGTTGACATGAAGAAAATCGAGGAACAGAAGAAGGAAGCTGCTGAAAACGGCAATTTCGAAACCGTCCCCGCTGGTAAGTACATTGCCAAGATCGAAAAAATGGAACTTGGGCTGACCAAGAAGGACAGCCGCCCGATGTTCAAAGTTCAGATGCGCCTTGTGGAAGGCTGTGGGGATGCGGAAGAAAAGTTCCTGTCCAAGTACAAGAAAAAGAAGCCTTGTGTATTCATGAACCGAGTGATCTTCGGTACGAAGAACGACGGCAGCATGATTTCCAGCGTGGAAACGTGGATGAACAAGCTGGGTCTTTCGAAGACCGTTGTCTTCACCGGCTATTCCGATTTCGAACAGGAAATTCTTGATGCTGCGGAAGAATGCGAAAGTCTTGAATTTGAAATCGAATACGACGATTCGCAGTTCAATTCCATCGTCGTGACTGACGTTTTTGACGCTTGAGAGGGCTGCATAATGAGGAAAATCATTGCTTGTGTGCTGTTGTCTCTTGCGGTGATCCTGTGCTTTACGGGCTGTTCTGAAGCGGACAAGGTAAACGCCAATATGAATAAGCAGGCCGATTATTTTGAGTGCGAGCGCAAAATCACGGTCTACAATGCAAGAACGGATACAGTCATTTTTGAAGCGGAAGGATACATGAGTATATCCAACAACGCAAGTAAGGAACTTGTAATCACGTTCAAGGTCGGGCCGAACGAATACAAAAAGAACTATGTGTATCTGAATGACTTCACGCTTTATGTGGTCGAAGACATTACCGGAACACATACTGACCCGTATCATTATAAGTGGTATTTCCACACTGAAATTTTCCCTGACGTAGAAACAAAGCCCTAAAATGCCATTTTAAATGATAAAGCCATTGTGGTGCAATCTTTACATGATTGTCAAATGTCCAGTAAGGCGCGTTGGGTGGATCATGCCAACGCAAGAGGAAACAGCCACAAATTGAAAGACGGTGATTAAAATTCTGTTCTACGATTTCGAAGTTTTCAAGCATAACTGGTTGGTCGTTGCGCTGGATATGTCAAAGAGAACAAAGCACGTCATTTGGGATGATCCGGAAAAGCTTGAAAGTTTATATTCAAGAAATAAGGATGAAATTTGGGTCGGTTACAACTCCCGGCGATATGACCAGTTCATTTTGAAAGGAATTCTGTTGGGGCTGAATCCGAAGGAAATCAACGATTGGATCATTGTGAAAGATCGTCCCGGATGGCAGTTCAGCAGCGCATTCAATTCCCTTCCCTTGATCAACTATGATGTGATGCCCAACCCCCCTATTGGTCTGAAGACCCTTGAAGGGTTCATGGGGAACAGTATCAAGGAATCAGACGTGCCGTTTGATATTGATAGACCATTGACAGGCGCGGAGAAAGCCGAAACGGAAAAGTATTGTACGCATGACGTAGAACAAACCGTCGAAGTCTTCATTGAACGGAAAGCTGATCTTGATGCAATGATGGGGATTGTCACGGCGTTTGATCTGCCGGTTGCTTGCCTTGGAAACACTGAAGCGCAGATTACCTCAAAAGTTCTGGATTGCGTCAAACAGGATTTTCGTGACGAATTTGATTACTTTTTCCTTCCGTGTATTCGGCTGAATAAATATTCATTCGTCATGGATTGGTTCGATGAAATCCGAAAGAATCCACCAAAGACGGAAGCACAGGCGCGGGAATTTTACAAGCAGTCCTTTGAAGTGGTTGTTGCAGGCGTTCCCCACCAATTCGGATTTGGTGGTTTACATGGTGCGCCGGTGAAACCGATTCATAAGAAAGGCTTGATCTTGCACGTTGATGTTGGCAGCTATTATCCGTCTATGCTGATTGCGTGGAATCTGGTTACACGTGCTTCCAAACATCCAGAGAAGTACAAAGGCGTGTATGATACCAGAATGGCGCTGAAACGTGCCGGAAAGAAGAAGGAACAAGCGCCGTATAAAAAGCTTCTGAACGCCCTGTCAGGGGCAATGAAGGACAAATTCAATTCGGCGTATGATCCACGGAATAACAATTGTATGTGCATTAACGGGCAACTGATGCTTCTGGACTTGATCGAGCACTTGGAAGTTGTTCCGGGGTTCGAACTGATCCAGTCAAACACGGATGGTCTGATCATTTGGATTCCGGATACAGACGAAGCCTTTGATATGGTCGATGATATTTGCTACGAATGGGAACAGCGGTGCAGTACGGACCAATGCAAAATCCTTTTGGGCTTGGATGTCATTGATGAAATCTATCAGAAGGACGTGAACAACTATCTGTGGGTCAATGACGGGAAGATTGGTGAACGGAAAGGTGCATATGTAAAGGAATTGTCCCGGCTGGATGCGGATTTACCGATTATCAACAAAGCCTTGATTGATTACATGGTGAAGAATGTTCCTGTTCGGCAAACGGTTTTGCAGTGTGATGATCTGTTGCAGTTCCAAAAGCTGGTCAAGCTGTCTGACAAATTCCGTTGGGTCGAACACAACGGAAAGCGATACACGAATAAAAGCTATCGTGTTTTTGCTTCAAAGGATCCAGATGATGGGCAAATCAAACGCTGCGACGGTGTACGGAATCCGGCAAAATTTGGAAATACGCCGGATCACTGTTTCATTGAAAACGGTGATGTAAACGGGATGAAGTGCCCAAACAAGTTGGACAAAGAATACTATATGAATCTTGCCGAAAAGCGACTGAAAGATTTTGGGGTGATTTAATGAAGGTCAGACGTGGCGATGTTATTTATTTGAACAAGACTTTCCCGGTTGAAGATCACATTCAAGGCGGTGTTCGTCCTTATGTTGTGGTTTCCAATGATAGAGGAAATGCTTTTTCTGGGTGCTGCACGGTTGTTCCGCTTACCGGTAAAATCGGAAAAAAGCCGCTTCCCACGCACACAACGGTTAGCTATCATAACAGTTTGTGCCTTTGTGAACAGATTTTCACAATCTCCCAAAAAGAAATTCAGGCTATCAGATACAATCTTCCGTGGTATGACATGAAAAATATTGATCGGTGCTTGAGAATTGCGCTTGATTGTGGGCGGTGAAATTATGGGTCTTTACAAGGGCTATACGAAAAACAGAGGCAAAGCCCCGGTTGACAAGCTGCAAGGCGTGAAACAATTCAGGACGTTAGAAGAAGTTAAGCAATTTGATTCTTACGGTGGAGTTTTGGCAGATGACACAATCCTGATTGACATTGATGACCGGGAGCAAAGCGAAATCCTGATGAAGATGGTTGAAGAATATCAACTGAATTGTCAGGTGACATATACGGAACGCGGGAGACACTTTACATTCAAAAATTCCGGTGTGACCATGTGCGGGACCGGTAAAAAGCTTGCCTGTGGTCTGACGGCAGATATTAAGGTTGGCGGCAAAAATACCGTGGAATGTCTGAAGGTAGATGGATCGGAAAGGTTCATCGAATGGGAGTATGTGGATGGCGCAGATGGCGTTCTCCCCAAATGGCTTCATCCTGTTTCCAGTAATACAGACTTCTTCAACATGAAAGAGGGTGACGGACGGAATTCGGCGCTTTACGGGTACATTCTGACGCTTACAAATGCCGGATTTTCCGTGGACGAAACACGGGAAACAATCAAACTTATAAACCGTTGGATTCTGAAGGATTCACTTTCTGAAGAAGACATTGAACGGATCACGCGGGACGGGGCTTTCCCTGAAGAAACTTTTTACAAGGGCAAGGCTTTCCTGCATAACAATTTTGCAATCTTCTTGAAGAACAACAACCATATAAAGCGGATCAACGGGCAGTTACACGTTTACAAAGATGGCGTATATATTCCCGGTACACGGGAAATTGAAGCGCAAATGGTGCGGTATCTCCCCATGATGAAAGCAGCACAGCGCGTGGAAGTCCTGAAGTATCTGGATATTATTTGCCCCCAAAACGAATCGGTTGCCGATGCAAACTTGATTGCTTTTGAAAATGGGATTTATGACATTGCCCATGATTCCCTTATGGAGTTTTCCCCGGATATTGTGATCACGAACAAGATTCCGTGGAATTACAATCCGGAAGCCTATTCTGAACTTGCAGACAAGACGCTAAATAAAATTGCTTGTGATGACAAGGGCATTCGGGCGGTGCTGGAAGAAGCTGTTGGATATAGCTTTTTACGCCGGAATGAAATGTCGAAGGCGTTTTTCCTGACCGGCGCAGGAAGCAATGGTAAATCAACGTTCCTTGATATGGTCAATAACGTGGTCGGGGAAGAAAATCGCGCGTCTTTGGGGCTGGAAGAACTGGATGAACGGTTTGCTATTGCCACACTTGGAAATAAGCTGATCAATACCGGCGATGATATTTCAGATGATTTTTTACAGGGACGGGCAATTGCAAACTTTAAGAAGCTGGTTTCCGGCAATGAAGTCAAGGCAGAATTTAAGGGCGAAAACGCCTTCTTCATGAAGCCTTATACAAAGTTCTTCTTCAGTGCAAACAATCTTCCAAGAACGAGATCAAAGGGATTCGGCGCGCTGCTGCGTCGGCTGGTGATCATCCCCTTTGAAGCTAAGTTTTCAAAAAGTGATCCTGATTACGATCCATATATCACATGGAAACTGCGTGATCGGGAAGTGATGGAATACATGATCCGGATCGGGGTTGAAGGTCTGAAGCGTGTTTTGGAAAACAATGCTTTCACGGAAGCTGCAAAGGTGAAGAAGGAACTGGAAGATTACGAATTGGAGAACAACCCAATTCTGCTTTGGCTGCAAGAAAAGGACATTTTGGAAATCGTGAATCAATCCACAAAAGAAGTTCACAAGCAGTATAAGGTTTTCTGTATCGAAAACGGATTCACAGAAATGAACCTTTCCACGTTCTCCAAAGAGCTGAACAAGCGCCTTGGGCTGAAGGTTAAGCGTGTTAGAGTCAACGGCGAAACGGTCAGTGTATATTTGCAGGAGGGGGAATGAGGTGTGAGAAACCCGTGCAATAGATGCCCAAATAAGGTTTGTGAGCAATACAACCACCCATGCGCAAGCTATAAACAGTGGTTTGTTAAAGAGTGGGACAAGACAGTCAAGCGAATAAAATATTATACTGATCCGAAGCGGTGGAGACATGAATTTTGGCAGTATGAGATTAAAGAAAGGGGAAAAATCCATGAATGAGAAATTGAAAGCTGCGGTGTATGGGTTTGCAGTCGGTGACGCTCTGGGGGTTCCTTTTGAATTCAAACAGCGGGGGACGTTCAAGTGCAAAGGGATGATCGGATTCGGGACGTGGAATCAGGAACCTGGTACATGGTCGGATGATACGTCAATGGTCCTTGCAACGTGTGATTCCATCCGGAAGCGTGGGGGGATTGACCTGAATGAGATTATGTGCAGCTTCGTAAGATGGAAATATTTAGATAGATACACGGCGCACAATGACGTTTTTGACGTTGGGGAAACGACTGACATGGCCATTAGAGCGTTTGCGGAGGGCGGGAAGCCCATCGCGGAATGCGGCTTGCGTGGTGAATGGTCGAACGGGAACGGTTCTTTGATGCGAATTCTCCCGCTAGCGTTTGTACCGGATGTCAGTTGGACAGATGTTGCGAACGTATCAGGATTAACCCATGCACACGCAAAAAGTGTTGCTGTTTGCTGTGAATTTGTTCACATTTGCAAAAAGCTGTTACAGAATCCCCACTTCCCTATTCCAGACCGTATCGCAAGAATGAAGCGGAAGGACGTTTCTTCTTCCGGATATGTTGTAACCACGCTTGAGGCTGCGCTGTGGTGCTTCGGAACGTCCAGAAGCTACAAGGAAGCCGTTCTAAAGGCCGTAAACCTTGGGGGTGATACTGACACTATCGCAGCCCTTACCGGAGCGCTTGCGGCTTTGAAATGGGGTTATGATGCAATCCCGCAACAGTGGATTGATACGTTGGCGAATAAGAAATTGATTGATTCCTGTCTGTTTTGAAAGTGAGGTTTCAAAAAATATGATCAAAGACTCTGGAAATCGACGTGAATTTGAAACCGGTGCAGTCCGGGACATTCAGGAAGGAAAAGGGCGCTGTGATCTGCTGCCGTTGGATGTGCTTGCGGAATATGGACGTGATCCGGTGCTGGATTGCATTGCCGAGTTTCAAGAGGATGGGGACGCGCAATGCCTGTGGAACGCGGTTGAGCTGTTTCAATATCAGGCGTGGAAAATGGGCCTTGTGAGCACTCGGCAACGGATGGCGAACACGCTGCTTGAAGTTTCCAAGCACTTTGAAGAAGGTGCGAAGAAATACGGTGAAGACAATTGGAAAAAGGGCTTGCCGGTCAAGTGCTACATTGATTCCGCTGTTCGGCACTACTTGAAATGGGTGCATGGAGATACGGACGAACCACATGATCGGGCCTTTGTTTGGAATTTGCTGTGCTGCATTTGGACGGTCAAGCACCAGGGTGGAGAAAATGCGGGAAACATATAACGGAGGCTATTTTAAAGCGCTACTTGATGTAAAGGCCTTTTTCGAAAACCATTCCCAAGCTTTGAGATTCAGTCGCTTGTACAATCAAAAAGGGGTCATGAAAGTACTTGACGCATTGATTGAAAACCGGGAAGAACTACGGGAAACGGGAGACGTTGCAAATTTAAGATACAACACACAAAGGAGGGAATTTGTGCGTGATTAAATCCTTGGAGACTTGTGAACGGTGCGAATATTCGCCGAGATACTGCAAGGAACGCAAAGGATGTAGATGCCGAAATTTCGACGAAAACGGACCGTTTTACTGCAAATGCTCAATGATTTGTTGGCACACCCCTTGCCCATATTTTTTAAAGAGAAGAAAGGATGAAGAAAAGTATGATCAAGATTGAAAATGTGGATGCGTACGGGTGGGAAGCTGCCATTCGGGGGATGCGGAATCCTATGAACAGTTGGGACAAGTCTGACAATTCCTTTGAAGATTCTGTTCCAGATTACGCAATGGACACAGCCGTTTCTTTTCCACATTTGAAAGTTGGCGAAAATGATTTGAAGTTGATGAAGAATCTTGTCAACGCCGGTTCGGATCACGGGAAATTCCTTCGGATGATCAACGTGACGGTTGATGTGATTGCGCCGTGGTACTGGTGGAAGGAATTCGACACGTACAAGGTCGGGACGGTTGCGAATTCTTGTTCTACGATGCACAAGGTTCACGACAAAGAATTCACGGTAGACGATTTCAGCTATGACCACTTGAATGAAAAGTCTCTGTATATGCTGAATGGCACCATTCGATATTTGAACGATGTCCGTGAAGCATTTCTCGAAACCAAGGATAAAGATTACTGGTGGCAGATGATCCAGCTTTTGCCGTCTTTGTACAATCAGCGACGGACGGTGCAGCTAAATTATGAAGTGCTACGTCGGATGTATCACTCACGAAAGAATCACAAGCTGGACGAGTGGCGGGAATTCTGCAAGTGGGTTGAAGCCCTTCCCCATTCGGAGTTGATTTGCGGGTAACGATGAGGGATTGTGCAAGATGAAATCTCATCTTGCACAATCTTACACACAAAAAAGCTAGTAATATCAACGTGTTTTCAGCCCTGTGCAAGATGAACACGTTAAAATCCTTTTATTTTTAATATTCATCAATCAGATATATCAGACATATCAGAGAGATAAAATAATATATAATATAGGACTTTATAACAGATCATCTTGCACAGGGCTGAAAACCCTAGTAAAATCAATGACTTTTCTGTGCAAGATGCAATTTTGATCTTGCAGCCATCTTGCACAAAACTTGAAAGGGGAAATTATGGATAAGCAGCTTGAAAAGGCAATCATGAATTTCTATTCTGATTTGCGAGGGAAAACAACGGAAGAAGTGTACAAGGAATATCTGCTTCAGTGTGAGACGGACAAGGTTGAACCCCGTTCAAAGTCTGTGATTATTCGTGAAGCTTGTGACATGGCAGAATGTGCGGTTGAACGGAAGCAGATAGAAATCAAATACTTCGTTCCGAAGGACGAAGCAAGGCGGGAAGGATGGAGGATGAAATGAACGCGAAAGAATATCTGTCGCAGATTCGGAAGTGTGATAAACGAATTGACAATAAGCTTTCAATGCTAAAAACGCTGCATGACCTTGCAACGTCTGTCACAAGCGCAATGAAAGATACGCCGGTTCAAAGCAGCGGCGTAAATGACAAGATCGGTAACACGGTTGTAAAGATCGTGGATTTGGAAAATGAGATCAACGCAGAAGTTGATAAATTCGTTGATCTGAAGCGTGAAGCGATGAGGTTCATTGACAAACTTGATCCCCCATATTCCTGTATCTTGTACAAGCGATATTTCGAATATGAATCGTGGGAACAGATTGCGGTGGAATTGAATTTCAGCTTTCGGCACGTTACAAGGATGCACGGGACAGGGTTGACGATGCTTGAAAAAATCTTGAAAGAAAATGAAAAGATGTCCCAAAATGTCCTAGAATGTCCTACTGGATAGTGATATAATGTAAAATGTGAAAAGCTGAATAAAGGGATGGTCTTCGGATCGTCCCTTTTTTATTTGGACGGAAAGGCGGGTGAAAGTATGCTGAAGAATCCAAAATGGGAAGCGTTCTGTTTGGAGTATGCAAAAACTGCAAATGCTTCTGATGCTTACAGGAAAGCAGGATATACAACAAAAAATGCTGAAACTGCGGCTGCTTCTGCCCGAAGGCTGTTGCAAAAGGCTAACATTCAAGCCCGTTTGGCTGAATTAACAGAAGAAACCCGCTCTGAAAAGATTGCAACTGCCGCTGAAATTCAGGAACGCTTGACTTCCATTCTACGCGGCGAATTGCAAGAAGAAGTCGTTGTAGTCGAGGGAGTGGAAAAAGGCGTTACAGAAGCGCGTATCGTCTTGAAGCGCCCTTCTAATGCTGATGCGATCAAGGCCGGACAGACGCTTGCAAAGATGCAAGGTGCATTTGACACCAATTTCAACGTGAATCTGGTCGTTCCGAAGTTCGGGGGTGAAGATGATCTTGAAGATTGATGTTTTGGGAACGAAATACACCATCTTTGAAAAGACGGTTGAACAGGACGATTATTTGAACCGTTGTGATGGGTATTGCGACAAGACCACGAAGAAGATCGTGATTAAAAAGCAAACCCCTGAATGTGAACTTGAAGACTTTGAAGTCTACCGGCGAAAGGTTCTCCGGCATGAAATCATTCACGCGTTCCTATTTGAATCTGGGCTGCATGAAAACTTCAAGCATAACGAATGGGGGCACGACGAAACAACGATTGATTGGGTTGCAGTGCAGTTCCCGAAGCTGCAAAAAGCATTTAAAGAAGCTGGTTGCCTTGAAGATTAACTATCAAAGTGTGCGTCTGCCTGAACTGGTGGGACGTGGCTATAAAACGTTCTGGAACTTCAAAGGCCGTTATAGGGTTGTGAAGGGTTCACGCCGTTCCAAGAAAAGCAAAACAACCGCCCTGTGGTTCATTTGGGGGATCGGCAAATATCCGGAATCAAACCTGCTGGTGGTGCGTAAGACCTATCGAACGTTGAAAGATTCCTGTTTTACGGAATTAAAGTGGGCAATCAAGCGCCTTGGCCTTGAACAGTGGTGGGAAATCAAAGAATCCCCCTTGGAAATGACGTACAAGCCCACGGGGCAGAAGATTTATTTCCGGGGGTTGGATGATCCCTTGAAAATCACGTCTATTGCCGTTGAAGTTGGTGTTCTTTCGTGGATGTGGATTGAAGAAGCCTATGAAATCACGAAAGAAGAAGACTTTGACACGCTTGCGGAATCCATGTTGGGCGATTGCCCCGAAGGGCTGTTCAAGCAAATTACACTGACGTTTAATCCGTGGAATGAAAAGACGTGGATTAAACGCCGGTTTTTTGATGTTGAGGATTCAAACATTCTTGCAATCACGACAACGTACCAGTGCAATGAATGGCTGTCTGAAGCTGACCGGGCATATTTTGAGGAAATGCGGCAGCGCAACCCGCGCCGGTTTTCTGTTGCCGGTTTGGGCGAATGGGGCATTGTGGACGGTCTGGTTTATGAGAACTTCAAAGAACGCGCCTTCACACTGGATGAAGTGAAAAATTACAAATCAGCATTTGGGTTAGATTTCGGTTACACGAATGACCCAAGTGCTTTTTTTGTGGGATTTTTGGACTTGGAAGGGAAACGCCTGTATGTCTATGATGAGTTTTATGAGAAAGCCTTATCGAATAAAAAGATTGCTGATCTTGTTACTGGAATGGGCTATCGAAAAGAAAAGATCACGGCAGATTCGGCAGAACCGAAAAGCATAGATGAATTGAACACACTTGGTTTGCGTGTGACGGCTGCGAAGAAGGGTAAGGATTCCATTCTAAACGGTATTCAGTGGATTCAGGACTTAGAAATTATCGTTCATCCCCGCTGTGTGAACTTTATCACGGAAATTTCAAACTACACGTGGGACACGGATAAGTTCGGAAACAAGCTGAACAAGCCGATTGACGATTTCAACCACTTGATGGACGCAATGCGGTATGCGCTGGAACAATATATCATTGGCAACAAGTGGTTGTATTGATGAGGTGAAACTATGAAACAGAATCTTGAAATTGTCCGGGGAACGTCAAACACCTTCGGCCTAACCATAACGGACGGAGATGGGAACCCGTACACACTCAGTGAAAACGATTCTCTTGTTTTCGGCCTGAAGCGGCGGGAACGGGATGAAGACCGGGTTTTAATCAAAACCATCACCCATTCCGTGGATGGGGAATATTTTTTGGAGTTATCCCCGGAGGATACCATTGACCTGTTCCCGGGGCGGTATTACTACGATGTGGGCTTACAGCGTGGCGAGGATGTTTTCTATAACATCGTGGAGCAAAGTGAGTTCCTGCTTATACCGAACGTAACAAAGCGGGGTGACAGCGCATGATCTTACACGGGAAATTTCGCAAAGTGCGCCCGGATATGGGTGGCAAGATTGCCCATGTCCCAACGTTTACGGCCCTGATAAAACTGCGTGGGATTATTTGGCGCTTTCTGGATGCTCCTGCAAAAATCGTCACAAAGCTGAAGGCACAAATATCGTCTTCCCACGGTGAGGACGGAAGTTTTACGGAAAACATCCAGTTACACAGGCAAGCAAACGCTTCACACCACACGGCAAAGGCTACGGCAGCGGGAAAATCCGTACAAGGGAAACTGTTGGCAAACTTTGTTTCTTACCGTAGGGCGGCGCTGGTGTACGTCAAATCCATCACAACGGGCCTTTTGGGGAAAATGCAGAGCGCCGCCGGAAAGGCTGCAACGTCTATCAGAAATACGGTCATGCGGCTGCTTGCGCTGCTTGTCTCCGCTGCGATTAAAATCCTGCATTTGGGCAACATGATCCACACAGCGGCAGCGTCAAAGCTGGATACTTCCGGCACAAAGTCCGTCACGGCTGCAAGAGCGATGGAGAACGAAACCAGCATTAACCCCGCTAATGTGGTTGCGGTTACGGTGAACGTCTCCCCTGCTGCCGCTACGGCCCACATAGCTACACTCACAACGTTTGCAGAACCGGAACCCGGTGCGGATGACTATTTACCAGAAACAACAGCTACGTTTACGGAAAATATGTGGTACGGGGGTTATAGCTCTACTGAGCTTACTCTATCAAAGGTACTTGAACTAGGCAAAACATACATGGTGGAGTGGGACGGTACACAGTATCCCTGTACGGCAAAGGCTATAAATTATACTAATGATAATGGTTATACACGGATAAAACTTGCACTGGGAAATTCCGGTATATTGGCCGAGTGGTTTGGCGCTCCGAATGTTCCAGACGTTAGCCCAACTGGGGAACCGTTCCTACTTGCCGGGAATACTACAACCACAAGCATGTACGCATACACACAAGATACTTCCACAACCCACACCGTAAGGATTTACGTTGAACAATAAAATTATAGGAGGACATTACTATGCCATTTTCTAACACTTACGCAAACAACATTTTGGGCTGGGCTTTCGGCAAGAACAGCCTGACCAACCACAGCAAGGTCTATATCGGCCTCTGCTCCAATGACCCCGAAGCCGACAACGGCACGTTTACGGAGTTGACCGGCGGCAATTATGCCCGTGTCCTGGTATCCGTCAGCGGTGCTACGTATCCTGACGTTATCGGCGCAGCAGCATCCCGTGAAATTAAGAACGTCAAGCAGATCACCTGGGCAAAATCTACCGCCGACTGGAAACAGGCAAAAGGCTTTGGCCTGTTCACCGCAGAGACCGGCGGCGCACCGTATTTTTACGGCAAACTGAAAACCCCTGTCACCTGCGCAAGCGGCGAAGTGGCCCTGTTTGACCCGAACAGCCTGAAAATCAGCATTGCCGCAACGGATACCGAAACGACCTAATAGGCGGTGATGAAATGCTTTCAGAAAGCGAAATCTTGCAGTTTATTCAGGATGACGCAACTTCGGAAAAGAAGATGTTTGCCCGAATGGGGCAACGCTATTATGAAGGAGATCACGACATTCTGCGTTATAAGCTGTACTATTTTGACGCAAACGGGAATCTGGTAGAGGACAAAACACGATCCAATATCAAGATTTCTCATCCATTCTTCACCGAACTTGTGGATCAAGAAGTTCAGTATATGCTTTCCAGTAAAGAGGGATTCATGAAATCCGATTTGCCGGAGTTGCAGCAGTTTTTGAACGAGTATTTCAACGATAATGAAGACTTCCGTTCTGAACTGTATGAACTGCTGACTGGTGCAATTTCCAAGGGCTTTGAATATATGTACGCATACAAGAACACGGAAGACAAGCTTTCCTTCATGTGTGCGGACAGTATCGGCGTTGTAGAAGTCCGGGCAAGGGACACGGATGACGGATGTGAATACGTCATTTATTGGTATATTGACCGGATTGACAAAGGACAAAAGAAGATCAAGCGGATTCAGGTTTGGGATAAGAACCAAACCTATTTTTATGTCCAAAGCGATGATGGGAAATTGCAACTGGACGATGGGCAAAAGCTGAATCCGCGTCCGCATACGCTATACAGGAAAGGCAATGGCCAACTGTACTATGAGAATTTCGGGTTCATCCCGTTCTTTCGGTTAGACAATTGCCAAAAGCAGTTTTCCGGGTTGAAACCCATTAAAACCCTGATTGATGACTACGATTTGATGTCTTGCGGCCTGTCAAACAATCTTCAGGACGCTTCCGAATATCTGGTTGTGGTCAAGGGCTTCCAAGGAGACAATCTGGAAGAATTGATGCAGAACATCAAGACTAAGAAGCATATTGGCGTTGATGGTGACGGCGGCGGTGATGTGGACTTCAAGACGGTTGATGTTCCGTATGATGCCCGAAAGGTGAAGCTGGAACTGGACGAAAAGAATATTTACCGGTTTGGCATGGGCTTCAATTCCGCGCAGATTGGAGACGGCAATATTACAAATATTGTGATCAAGTCCCGGTATGCGCTGCTTGATCTGAAGTGCAACAAGCTTGAAATCCGGCTGAAACAGTTCTTGCGAAAGATTTTGAAGGTTGTTCTTCAAGAGATCAACACAGAAAACGGAACAGATTTTCAAGCTAAAGATGTCTATTTCGATTTTAAGCGGGAAATCATGACCAATGCCCAGGACAACGCCCAAATTGAGTTGACAGACGCACAAAAAAAGCAAATCGAGATCAATACGCTTCTTTCTCTGGAAGCTACAATTGGGAGCGAACTTGTGGTTCAGAACATTTGTGAGGTGTTGGACATTGATTATGAAGAAATCAAGTCAAAATTGCCTGACCCTGAAAATGATCCGATGGGTGTTGCCGCTGCGGAAACCGCCTTGAATGGCGCTTCGGTTGAGGGTGAAAAAGTATGAAAAAGTGGGAAAAAGAAATTCTTCAAAAGCAAATCGACAATGAGAAGCAAGTGCTTTACAGATTGCAAGATTCGTATAAATTCGCTTTGGAAAGCGTAAAAGAAAAGATTCGAGTTCTTCAGTCGAAAGATCAAACGCAGTCTGTAATATATCAGTTGAAATATCAAAAGGCTTTGCAAAGAGAACTTGAAGATATTTATTCAAAAATGTCTAGCAACTGGTATTCCGACATTGATTCGTATTTGAAGGATTGCTATGAAGATTCCTTTTATTCCACTATGTACGGCCTTCATCAAGAAGGAATCCCGGTCATTATTCCGTTTAATCAAGAAGAAATGGCACAAATTGCGGCGCAATCAGATTATCAGGGAATCAAGCTTTCCGAAAAGCTGTATTCCAACGCTGTTGAAACAGCAAGAATTTCCCGGCAGGAGATTACAAAGGGAATTGCAATGAATTCCAGCTATGCGGACATTGCAAGAGCGCTTGAAAAGCGCTCCGAAGCGTCTGTAAGTCAGGCTTACCGGATCACACGAACGGAATCACACCGGATTCAGAACGAAGTCAAATACAAGACCATCGATAAAGTTAAAAACGAAAAGGGCGCGGATGTCGTGAAGCAATGGGACGCAACCATTGACCGACGGACGCGCCCTTCCCACGCCGCTTTGGATGGGCAGTTAAGAGAAATCGACCAGCCATTCAAAAGCCCTCTGACGGGCCATACGGCGATGTATCCGGGGGGCTTTGGAATTGCTGCGGAAGATATAAACTGCCGCTGTGTGGTTTTGCAGCGCGCGAGGTGGGCGCTTGACCAGTCGGAAGTTGAAAAGGCTGTTGGCAATCTGGACGGGATGACAGACGAACAGCTTGAAGAACTTGCGAAGAAGCTTGGTGTTTCCAAAGATGAACTGATCAAAGGGTCAAACGGGATTATTGAAAGCGATGGGTCAATAAATCATCGGATCAAGGCGCAGAATTACAACCAGTTCAAGAAGAAATACCAGAAAAAAGCTGCTACCAAGAAAGCACAGCTTCAGGCACAGCTTGACCTTTTGGAACAGCAGAAGAAGGGCTTTTTGGGCGGCTTTACGGAAGAAGAAGTTACCCTTTACGGCGATCCGCAAGAAATAATGCAGCTTGACGCTTACAACAAGCAAATAGCAAACCTTCAAGCGCAACTTGGGATCACACCGACACCGGCAGCAGCACCGGCGAAAGCACCTGTCTATGACCATGATGCACTCATGAAAAACGCAAAGCGTTTTGACAACAATTGGGACGCTGATAATTACCACAAAGACAAGAACTTCGTTCAAAGCAGATGGGATAATCAGTTGACCAAAGACGAACGGCACGGAATCAGGACGTACACCAGTGACGCATATCGGGACATGAATCGGAATCTTCGTGCCGGGACACCGCAAAATTCCCGTTATGCGTATGACATTGAACAAGCAACAAAAGGCCTTGAAAAAACCTTGCTTGCGGAAGATACGCTTGTTATTCGTGGAATGGGCGGCGCTGATGCACTTTCTGCCTGGACTGGAATTCCGATTGATGAATTGAAAACCGCTTCTGCACAGCAGTCCTTGATTGGAACAAGGCTGACGGAAAAAGCCTTCATGTCAACCGGAACAACCATGAGCGCTTCTTGGGATGGAATTAAATTGGAAGTTTACCTCCCAAAAGGATCACAAGCAATGTATGTTGATCCTATTTCCCACTATCCCGGCGAATATGAAATCCTGATTCAGCGAAATTCAACCTTCGAAGTCAAGAGAATTGACACCGATTCGAACGGCTATATCAAGAATATTGTCTTGGTGTTGGTTGAACAGTTGCATTAAATGCCATTTTAAATGAATTTGCTATTGACAATGGCGCGAAATGGACGTATAATGTCATAAAGTCTATAGAAAGGCGGGTTCAAAATGGCTGAAAAGAATGCAGCATGGGAGCGGATCAATGAAGACTTTGCACCGGCTTTCCCTGATGAAAACATAAAGTGTAAAGATTGCGCGTTCAAGCTTCCCCCAATTGGAAAATATGATCGATACACAAACGGCTATTGCAAGGTTTACACGCCGGAGATTTCCAAGGGCAAGCCGAACGATGTTCTGTTCAAAAACGGTGATTGCAAGTATTACCACAAAGAAGAACCGGACGATTAAACTTGATAAAAAGGACAGTCAATTATGGCTGTCCTTTTTATATTGCCCTGAACATGGCGTTTAAAAGGTTTGCACAATATTGTCTTGCGTACAGACGTTTAAAAAGGCGCTTGTCAGTGGATGACACCACGATTAAAAACCGCGACAAAGAAAGGAAACCGTATGGAATTTCTGAAAGCAATTTTGGGTGATGAACTGTATAACCAGTTCGCTGAAAAGCTGAACGCCTACAACGGCGATGAAGCAAACAAGGACAAGCAGATCAAGCTTGCAAATCTTGCCGGTGGTGAGTATGTCGGGAAAGGCAAGTATGATGCCCTTCAAGCCACGCTTGACGGTAAGACCAACGAACTGAACACCGCAAACGGGTTGATCGATGAACTGAAAAAGGGAACGAAGGGTAATGAAGGCCTTCAGGGCAAGATTACGGCCTATGAAGGAGAGGTTCAGAAGCTTCAGGAACAGCTTCAGGAGACAAAGATCAAGTCTGCAATCAAGGTTGCGCTGCTTTCCGAAAAGGCGTTTGACGTTGATTATCTGACGTTCAAGCTGGAATCCAAGTTGAAGGACGAAGGCAAGACGCTTGAACTGGATGATAACGACAACATCAAGGGCTGGAACGATATGCTTTCGGGACTGAAAACGCAGTTTCCGACACAGTTTGAAAGTTCTGACACAAAAAAGGTGGAGGAACACAAACTTGAGCATGGTGAGGAAAAATCCACTATCACCAAAAACGACATTTTGAAAAAGCCGTATGCAGAACGGATGAAGCTTTTCGAAGAAAATCCGGATGCGTACAGAAAAGCAATGAAAGGATGATTAAACTATGGCAGTTACTACGATGGACAAGATGATCAACCCCGAAGTAATGGGTGATATGATCAACGCAAAGATCGAAGCACAGTTGAAGTTGACCCCTTACGCAAAGGTTGACACCACGCTTCAGGGTGTTCCCGGTGACACCAAGACCGTCCCCAAGTGGGCGTATATTGGCGATGCAACGAACATCGACGAGAACACGCAGATTGACTACACGCAGATGAGCACTTCCAGCGTGACCTTCACCATCGGCAAGGCCGGTAAGGGTGTAACTATCACCACCGAAGCAATCAATAGCGGCCTTGGAAATCCTGTTGGTCAGGCTGAAACTCAGCTTGCGAAGTCCATTGCCGGTAAGGTGGACAACGACGTTCTTGCGGCAGCTTACACCGGCAGTGTCGTGGTTGCCCCTACTACCCTTGCCGTCATTGGCTATAACGGCGTGGTTGATGCTGTCACCAAGTTTGAGGATGAGGAAGACGGCATTGAAAAGGTGATGTTCATTCATCCCAAGATGGAAGCCGCACTTCTGAAGGACAGTGCTTTCCTGTCTGCCGACAAGTTCACCGCGGGTGTTGCTGTGAACGGCGCAATCGGTAAGATTGCTGGGTGCTGGGTCAAGAAGTCCAAGAAGGTTGTACTGGTAAAGTATGAGAAGAACGGGTCCGGCACGATCACCATCGTTGCGGAGAGTGAGAGCGAGACTGCAACTGCGAAGAAGCTGTCTACCGTGCAGCCCAATTGCGTTTCTGTCCTGAAGGTTGGTGATAAGGTAAACGCCGTGGCCACCAACTACTATATGTGCCCCATCATCAAGATGGAGCCTGACAGCGCTGAAACCGAGTACACCGAGGATGAGCTTCCCGCTCTGACTATTTTCCTGAAGAAGGATACCACCGTGAATTCCTTCTACAATCAGGATTATGACCGGCACGAGATCACCGCATATCGGTACTACGGTGTTGCGCTGACCAACGACGCGAAGATTGTTCTGGCTGAATTCAAAGCGTAAGGGGTGAAGCCCTATGATTATTTCCGTTGACCAACTTCGGCAGTTTGTGGCAACGGATGAACTGGATCAAGTGCTTGAATTTAGGATTCAAGCACTTGAATCCTTTATCTGTAAATACACAAACAATGATTTCATTGATCGGGCAACCGGTGAAAAGAATTATCCCCTTGATGTGCAAATGGGCGCAATCAATATGCTGAAATGGCAACTTCGCAACGATGCACAGAATAGCGGGGATACAAGTAAGCAGCCGGTCCAAAGTGAAACACTTTCCCGTCATTCCGTGACGTATGCAGCGGATAGCACAGAATCCGACATTGACGCTTTGACCGGCGTTCCGCGCAAGCTAAGTGCATTTTTGAAACCATACGTGAGAGCGAGGTTTTGACAATGAAATCTGTTGGTGGAAAGGCCATTGGATGGTTGCAGCTTAAAAGCGGAACGGCGAAAAATGAAATCGGGGAAGTTGTTCCGCAATTCACCACCCTTCACACGTTGACTGGATGGCTTGACTATTCTGCCGGGGAATCAAATAGAACGTCGTATGACGCGAAGATTCAGGAATCCACGCATATCTTTCTTTGCGATTATTTCCAGCTTGATCCTAGGATTACGGCTGAAAATAGCAGAATGATTGTCAACGGGAAGAAATATGACGTTTTGGTGATCGATAATGTCATGGAAATGAACCAGCATTTTGAAATCTACCTGAAGTACACCGGAGCGTGATTCTATGGCAGACGTTCACTTTGAAGACTATTCGATGGAAGTTGAAGGAGCATTGAACGATGCTGTCATTGCATTTTTGCATGAAGCAGCCGGTGAAATGGAAGCACAAGTCAAGCGGAACACGCCTGTTGACACTGGACAGTTGAAAGGTTCATGGGAATACAAGGTGGATGAAAACAAGGGTGAAGCCGTCATTGGTTCGCCCTTGGAAAATGCCATTTGGAACGAATTCGGAACTGGACAGTATGCCCTTCACGGGGATGGTAGAAAAACGCCGTGGCATTGGCAGGACATTAAAGGGAAATGGCATACGACAACCGGTAAACGCCCACAAAGAAGCCTGTATTATGCGTTTGAAAGATTGAAGCATAAGATTCAAAGCACGCTTGCAAACAAATTGAAAGAAGGGATGAAATGAGCATTGCCGCATTAAAATTTGTGTCAGATACCCTTGATTCCCTTGGAATCAATTATCAGTTTGGCGAGTGGTCAACAAATCCTGTTCCAAATCCGTACTTTGTCGGAGAGTACACCGAACCGGAATCGTTGACGAGAGGAGAAGACGGGTTTCAAGAAACATCGTTCATTCTTACAGGTACGGGAACAAACTGGCTGAAGCTTGAAGAAGCAAAAGCGACAATTGAAAACAACGTTTCAAAAACCGCGATTCTTTCCAATGGGAACGGAATCGCGGTTTTCTATGCGGGTTCTTTGACTGTTCCAACCGGCGACGCGAAACTGAAAAGAATCCAGATCAATCTGACAATCAAAGAATGGAGTGTGAACTAAACTATGGCAATTGGTGATGAATTCAAGAGTTCGGGCATTACCCAGAACACGCCGAAGACCATCATGCTTGGCGCTGGTACGATTCACAAGGGACTGACTTTTACACCCGGTGAATCTGGTGGTGCTGGATCGTGGAATTTCGAAAAATCCCTGATTTGTGCCACTTCTGGCGGCTCTAAGCTGTCCATTGTGCCGGAATTCTATGACGTTCCGGTTGACGGTGCGCTTGTTAAGGTGAAGGGACTGACCGTGAAGGTTGGCGAAACCGCCACGCTGGAAATCAACCCGATTGAACTCACGCCGGAAATTCTCAAAATGGCGGTTATCGGTGATGAAGCTGCTTCTAACACGGCAACCGGCTACAACGAAATCACTTCCCGCGCACGTATTGCAGCAGGCGATTATATCGAAAAGATGGGCTATGTGGGCAAGACCATTGAAGGCAAGCCCATCATCATCATCTTCGATTATGCCCTTTGCACTTCCGGCCTGTCGCTGGAAGGTAAGAACAAGGAAGCCGCTGTTCCCGCATTCACTTTTGAATGCTTTGCCGACCTGTCCCCCGAAGCGGACACGCTGCCTTGGCATATCTACTTCCCTACCCCGGCAACAATGTAAAGAAAGGGTGAACAGTTTTGGAATACACCATGCGTAAACTTTGCAGCAAGGACATTTTCCCGATGTCCAAAATCATTTCCAAGATCGGCTTTTCCGAGCTGAAGACGTGCTTTGAATCCGATGCCGTCCGGCAGATGGCGAAGAAAAAGGACGTTGAAGCCGCCGGAATGGCGGTCATGTTCGACATTGGCGGGATTATCATTGGGAATCTTCCGAAATGCGAAACGGAAATTTACAATTTCCTTGCTGATCTTACCGGGCTGACGGTGAACCAGATTCAGGAAGCTTCCCTTGCAGACTTCGCAGAAATGATCGTTGAACTGGTCAGAAAGGACGAATTCAAGGATTTTATTGGGGTTGTTTCAAAATTGTTCAAGTAAATCGTTTGAAGTTTATGGACTTGCTATTTTCAAAATACGCAAGTCCATATTCTTTTTTGGACGATTTGATTTCAAACGGTGACTTTTTTGATTGGGTTGTTGAATTTGTAAATGCGGAAAACGAAAAGCAGATTTGGGAAATGTGGCTGCACAAAGTTTTCGACAAATCCTTTGAAGAATTCCGTAAATCAGTAATGCAAGCACAATCCAACCATGTAACCGATGAACAGATTGAAACAACCATTTCAAATTCAAAATCAATGCTGGACAATTTCATTCCTGTAGAACAGGGGGTGAAACATGGAACTATTTAAACTTTTCGGCACGATTGCAGTAAACAATGATGAAGCAAACCGAAGCATTGAAGAAACAACCGGGAAGGCCGAAAAATCCGAAAGCACAATGTCTTCTGCGTTCAAAAAGATCGGTGCAGCGGTCACGACATATTTTGCAGTTGATAAGATCGTAGATTTCGGAAAAGCAATCGTCAACACTGCGGCTGAAGTTGATGCGGAAACGTCTGCTTTTTCGCAGATCATGGGCGATTATACCGATAACGCCAAAGATAAATTGAACGCCGTTGCTGATACCACAGGCGTTATGGCAACGCGAATGCAAGGACATTTCACAAGCCTTTCCGCGAAATTCAAAGGCTTGGGCTTTGACGTGGGAGACGCAACAGACCTTGCACAACGCGGTTTGACTCTGGCGGCAGATGCTGCGGCATTCTGGGATGTGTCTTTGGATGATTCCAGCGCCCATTTGAACAGCTTCATCAATGGCTCTTATGAAGGCGGCGAAGCAATCGGCCTGTTCGCCAATGATACGCAGTTGGCAATGTACGCCGTTCAGCAAGGAATCGTTGCAAGTACAGAAGATTGGGCAAAGCTGGACGAAGCAACCAAACAGGCAACCCGTCTTGATTACGCCGAAAATATGTACAAGCAATCCGGTGCAACCGGACAGGCGGCGCGGGAAGCTGATCAATACGCAAATGTGCAAGCAAACCTGAATGAAAAGTGGAGACAATTCAAAGCCGAAATCGGTCAACCGTTACTGCAAAACGTTGTTCTTCCGGCAATGCAGAAGCTTTCGGAATTGGTGGGCAAGCTTTCACCGGCATTTGAAAGGCTGAAGCAGTGGGTTTCCGACAATAAAGAAGAATTGCAGCACGTGGCAACCGTTATCGGAAATCTTGCTGAAATTGCCGTATATGCAACCGGCGTTTTCCTTGCTTTCAAAGCTGGTATGGCAATTCAAGGCGTGGTTCAGGGATTTCAAAGCGCACAAGTTGCTTTGTCCTTGCTATCTATGCAGATTGGCGGGGCGAATTTGGCGCAAGCCACGTTGAATGGAACGCTGACAATCGGGGAAACAATCGTCGGATTACTGACCGGCAAGATTAAGCTTGCGACACTTGCCCAAGGGCTGATGGCAAAAGGACAGGCTGCGCTAAATGCTGTGATGGCTGCAAACCCGATTGCTTTGATCGTTCTTGCAATTGCTGCGCTTGTGGCTGCATTCATCTATTTGTGGAACAACTGCGAAGGGTTCCGGAACTTCTGGATCGGCCTTTGGGACGGGATCAAAAATGTTGTTGGTGCGGTTGTCGATTGGATCAAGGAAAATTGGCAGACCATGCTTCTTTTCTTGGTCAATCCGCTTGCAGGGGTATTCAAATACTGCTACGAACATTTTGAAGGATTTAGAAATTTCGTTGACAATACAATCAACGCAATAAAAAACTTCTTTGTTGGTTTGTGGAACAAAGTAGTTGAAGTGTTCACTTCAATAATTGATTGGATCAAGGAAAACTGGCAAGCAATGCTTCTTTTTCTAATAAATCCGCTTGCCGGAATTTTCAAATATTGTTACGATCATTTTGAAGGCTTCAGAAATTTTGTAAACAAGGTGATCAACGATGTGAAAGGCTTTTTCGTTGATTTGTGGAACAAAGTTGCTGAAGTATTTACTTCAATTGCCAACGCTGCAAAAAACACATGGGACAGAATAAAAAACACCTTTTCTTCTGTCGGATCGTGGTTCAAGAACATCTTCCAGCAGGCGTATAAAGCCGTCACAGACGTATTTTCCAAGATTGGTTCATTCTTCGGTAAGCTTTGGGACAGTATCAAGAACACGTTCACGAAGCTTGGAGCGACCATTTCCAATGCAATTGGCGGCGCAGTGAAGGCCGGTATCAACGGCATTATCAGCGGAATCGAAAACACCATTAACAGGGCAATCCGCCTGATTAACGGTGCAATCAAGCTGATCAATAAGCTCCCCGGGGTCAATGTTGGACTGGTAAGCGAATTGAAAATGCCACGTCTTGCAAAAGGCGGCATTGTTGACAAGCCCACAATTGCCCAAGTTGGTGAAAACGGCAAAGAAGCAATTGTCCCGCTTGAAAAGAACACCGGATGGATTGACGAAGTTGCAGAACGCTTGGACGCTTCAAGGAAAAACAATCCGGCTGAAAATGAAGCTATCATTAGAAAGCTGGACGAAATGATTGAAGCAATCAAGAAGCTGAAGATTTATCTGGATTCCGACGTTCTAGTTGGCGAACTTACGCCTGAAATTGACAATCAGCTTGGAAATATCAACAGATTACGGGTAAGGGGGCAATAAGATATGAAGGGAATTGAATTTGGGAATTATCATTCTTATGATGATTTTCACCTGATCTTGAACTCTAAAAAAATCGAGGCTCCCACCCCAAAGACCGAAAGCATTGATATTCCGGGTGGAGACGGCAAACTTGACTTCACTGAATTTTTCGGTGAAGTCAAGTTCACAAACCGTAAGCTGACGTTTGAATTTTCCTGCATTATGCCGCCGTCATTATTCCTGACGATATTTTCAGAGGTTCAGCAAGCGATCCATGGTAAAAAATTGCGCATTACCCTTGACGATGACGAGGATTTTTACTATGTCGGGCGTGTGACGGTGAGCGCGTGGAAAACTGAAAAGAGTATTGGAAAAATTACGGTTGAAGCAGATTGCGAACCGTACAAATACAGACAGAACGTCACAGTCGTTGCAAAGGCTATCACAGACAGCGGGACGATTTCTTTAACGAATTCGAAAAAATCCGTTGTTCCGAGGATTTCCACCACGGGGCCGGTCACGCTTGCGTGGACTGGCGGAAGTGCAAGTCTTTCCACCGGAAACGACAAAATCATTGAAGATTTAGTACTGCGGGAAGGCACAACGACAATCACAGTGACCGGAACGGCAAGCGTCATGTTTAAGTATCAAGAAGGTGAATTGTAATGTGGAAAGTTTATTGCGACAATTACTTGCTTTACAATCCCGAACTAGAAGATTACAAGATTTTTTCGCCGTCCTTGAATCTTGAACTGAATAAAACCGGCAGCTTCACGTTCACGATCTATTCCAATCATCCAAACTATGACAAACTGAAGAAATTGAAGTCAATCATTCAAGTTTTTCAAGGGAACACGTTGTACTTCCGTGGCCGAATTTTGAATGATTCGATTGGGTTCTACAACGAAAGGAAAGTTTCCTGCGAAGGGGAACTTTCCTTTTTGTTGGATTCCGTGCAGCGGCCTTTTCACTTTCCGGAGAATGAGGGCGACATAGCAACCCCGGAAGCATATTTCACATTCCTGATCAACCGACATAATTCCCAAGTTAGCGAGGATCACCAATTTGTCGTTGGAACGGTTTCTGTAACTGATCCGAACAATTATATTTCGCGGTCTGACACGGAATATGAAACGACGTGGGATTTAATCAACGAAGGGTTGATTAAAACATATGGTGGTTATTTGTGGGTTGATGCCGATGATGACGGGAAACGAAGGATCAATTATCTTTCTGATTTCTCCATCCTTGGAAACCAGCCTGTGGAGTTCGGGAAAAATCTGTTGAATATCATAACAGAACGAAAAGGTGAAGACATTGCAACCGCCATTCTTCCGCTTGGATACCAAGATGAAGAAACCGGCGAACGGGTGGTGATTTCTGGCCTTGACGATGAAGAAACCGATGATATTTGCAAGTCCGGTGATTTCGTTTATTCCAAATCTGCTGAAACGCTATACGGGCACAGAATCACGAAAGTTGTGACGTGGGACGATGTGACACAAGCTTCAAATCTGCTGACCAAGGCGAAAGCGAAGCTATCTAATTCGGTTCTCCAGGAGCAGACAACGGACTTCACCGCTGCTGACCTATCAGCAGCCGGATATGCGTTTAATAGCTTCCAACTAGGAACTTATATACGCGCAAAAAGCGATCCGCACAAGGCTTCCCACGGCCTTACAGGAACATATCTGGTGAAGAAGCTTTCTATTCATCTTCTGCAACCGGCTTCCAACAAACTTTCCATTGGCGCAACTGTTTACACGTTCACAGAACAGAACAAACGGGATCAAGAAAAGCAATGGAAAGAAGTCAAAACCAACGTGGAAGAAACGGAAAGCCGTGTGATAAAGGAATTAGAAGAACGAACGAATTCCATCATCACGCAAACTTCGGAATCAATTCTTTCCCGTGTTTCGGATGAGTATTACACGAAAGACGAAACCGACCAGAAGGTTGCTGGACTTTCCACGGAATTTGAACAGACTGCGAAAGGGTTTGAATTCAGGTTCACCGAACTTCAGACAAACCTTGACACGGTTGAAGACGGCGCAAACGCGCAGTTTGCAGAAATCAAAAGCTTCATCCGCTTGGAAAACGGAAACGTCATAATCGGCTTGGATGATAATTCCTTCAAGCAGATTCAGAGTGCGACAAAGAATTCCTTCTTTGAAGGGGCCGTTGAGATTGCTTATATCAGCAACAAGAAAATGTATATCACTGACGGCGAATTCACAAATTCTTTGCAGCTTGGTAAATTCGCATTCATCCCACGGGCAAACGGCAACACAAGCTTTAAAAAGGTGGTGGATTGATTGGCAACGTTTGTGAAAAAAATTGGAGAAGGCAACGTATATGATTACTGGCTGTACTGGAAACAGAATTCCCAAAACGTCGCAAACAACACGTCAAACGTAACGGTAAAGCTGTACCTTAAACGAAATGACGGATATGCGGGTTCTTCGTGGCGAGGTTACAATGACTGTACCATTTCCCTGACCGTTGCCGGAATCCGAAGATATTACACCACAACTGCAAACATTGATACGCGAAATTCTGTGACCGTTGAACTTGCGTCTTGGACGGGTGATCTTTCCCACAACGCCGATGGAACGTTCACAATGTCGATGGCTGGAAGCTTCACCTTCCCCGGCACAACGTCTTTGGGTGGCACATGGGCAATCAGCACTTCGGCCGCATTGACAACGATTCCTAGGGCAACCACGCCGACACTTTCTGCTTCCAGCGTTGATATGGGAAGCACTGTGACAATCAATCTACCAAGAGCGTCAAGCAGCTTTACGCACAAGCTTTGGTATCGTCCATCCGGTGGGGCGTGGGTTGTTATTGCTAACAACGTAAGCACGTCATACGTTTGGACTGTTCCAGACCTTGGAAGCAATATCCCGAATGCAACCAGCTTGCAAGTTGAAGTTGACGTTGAAACATTCAATGGTTCAACCAAAATTGGGGAAAAATCTGTGTTCATGACGGCGAATATTCCCGCAAGCTATGTTCCCACAATTTCCGCTGTTTCAATTTCGGAAGCAACGGCTGGAATTGCTGCAAAATTCGCTGCGTTCGTGCAAAACAAATCCACGTTGGCGGTTGCAATCACGGCTTCCGGATCACATGGAAGCACCATTGCACGATATGAAACCTATATTCAAGCGGCTGCATACCGTGAAGCGTCTTTCACGTCGGATGTGATCACGACTTCCGGAACAATCGGAGTGGTCACAACTGTAACGGATTCCAGAGGGCGAATCGCAAAAGTTTCAAATTCTGTTACGGTTCTTGAATATGCGCCGCCCAAAATCAATTCCCTTTCCGCTTGGCGAATCGACACGTCCGGAGATGCTTCTGATGACGGGACAAGAATTGCAATGGCGATGAACTTCGCAATTTCTTCTGTCGGTGAGAAAAATGACCGGGCATACAATTTCAAGTATCGTAAATCAACGGATGCAGAATTCACGTCTTTTGGCAGCGGAACAGCAAGTACCAGTTACGATGGCACACAGTATTTCACAGATGTCCCTGAAATTTCCCCTGATTATGCCTATGTTGTGCGTCTTGAAATTTCGGATTACTTCCAAACTGTCGTATATGACACTCAAATCCCAACAGCGTTCACAATCATGGATTTCCGAAGCACTGGAAAAGGGATGGCAATTGGAAAAGTATCCGAACGAGATGCCTTAGAAGTGGCTATGGATGCAATATTCAGCAAAGCAGTCACAATCCAAGGAAGGTCCCTACTTGATCTAACATATCCAATAGGTTCTATCTATATGTCGCTATCCAAAACAAATCCGTCGGATTTGTTTGGTGGGGTCTGGGAGCAGATCAAGGACGTGTTCCTTTTGGCGGCTGGGGATAGGTATTCCGCCGGGGCGACCGGCGGCGAAGCCACCCACAAGCTGACAACGGCGGAAATGCCCAGCCATACGCACAGCGCAGCCGTCAACGGAGGAACGGATGATTACGGGCAAAGCCGGACGACCATCGGCAATTTTGCAATCAAAACGCAGGGCTACACGGACGGTTCCACGATTTTGCCAACTGGCGGTGGAACTGCTCACAACAATATGCCGCCATATTTGGCAGTTTATATGTGGCAGAGAATTGAATAATGGCATAAAAAAGGGAGGAAGAAAACATGACTGAAACAATCATTGTTGCGTTGATTACGGGAGGATTATCCCTGGTTGGCGTTATTATTGCAAACAGCCGTAATGCGCGTGATATGGATGCCAAATTGGACAAGCAGCAAGCAATCACACAAACCCAATTGGAAGAATTAACGCGTGAAGTCCGGTTGCATAATAGCTTTGCGCAACGAATTCCAGTCATTGAAGAACAAATCAAGGTTGCAAATCACAGAATTACAGACCTTGAGAAAAATTGAAAGGAGTAAAAATCATGGAAACTTTCGGTATTACGGGCGTGGCGGCAATTACGCTGATTTGCTATCTGATCGGCATTGCTGCGAAAAACATCAAAGGTCTTGACAACAAGTGGATTCCCACCATTTGCGGGGTGCTGGGTGGTGTGCTTGGCGTTCCGGCAATGCTGATCATGCCGGACTTCCCGGCAACTGACTACATTACCGCCATTGCAATTGGTATTGCGTCCGGTCTGGCTGCAACCGGCGTGAATCAGGTGGTTAAGCAGCTTACGAAGGAGGATGACAAAAATGCCTAAAATCTATTTATCCCCGTCCGATCAGGACAGAAACACCTATGCGTATGGCAACACGAACGAAGCTGAACAGTGTGAAGCGATCGCTGATCTTTGCTGTAAAGCCCTTCAGCGCTGCGGATTTGACGTGCGTGTAGCCAAACGAGGGAATCCCATGGAAAACAGAGTGGTTGAAAGTAATAACTGGGGTGCTGATGCACATATTCCCATTCACACCAACGCTTTCAACGGCACTGTGTCCGGCACTAGGGTGTTCTATTACTCTGATGCTGGGGACGGCTGCAAGCTGTCTCATGCCATTTATGACGTGCTTGCCCCGTTGACCCCGGGAACAAGCGATAACATCAACGCTTATCCGGCATTGTACGAACTGCGGAAAACAGACGCAACCGCTGCATATGTGGAATGCGATTTCCACGATAACCCCACTTCTGCAAAATGGATTGTAGAGCACAGGAGCGACATTGCAGAGGCAATTTGCAAGGGGTGCTGTAATTACTATGGCGTAACCTACAAAGCGCCCACGGAGGCGGCAGCGCCGTCTGAGGGCGTTTTGTACCGTGTGCAGGTTGGGGCCTTCGCTGTACGGGCAAACGCAGACGCAATGCTTGCAAAGCTGAAAGCCGCTGGTTTTGACGGGTTCATCACAACTGTGAAGAAGTAAGAGAAAAGCCGGGGAGAAATCCCCGGCTTTTTTTCTATATGTATCATGATGGTTATCCTAAAGGATCACCATCATGATACATATCAAGGCCAAAAATCATTCACGTCGATTTAGACGCTGCCCCATCAATTCTTAAAATGAACGTCTAAAGTAACGTTACCGCCCTTATTCCGCCCCAAATCTTCGCAATCGTATTCGATTTTACTTATGATTCCCTTCAGAAGGCCATTCTTCTGTTTGGCTGGAATATCTGGATTGCCTAAAGCGTCTACCACTTCACTGAACCTATGAATCAATTCTTTATAGTCAACATCGGCAGATGATTTCTTGCGTTCAAATTGAATATTAGCTTTCAATTTTTCAATGCGATCCGTGATAATTTCCTTCCGCTCCACGAATTCTTCTTTGGTGTAAATCCCGGATTCCAGATATTCAAAAAGTTGACTTCGCTTCGTTTCCTGTGCGGAAAGTTCTTTTTCCAATGTTTCAATTATCTGCATTTGCTGTTGCGCTTGCCGCTTGATTTCATCATTCGTCATTTTGAATTCAAAATCAGCAATACGCATTTTTAAAGCCTGGATTACTGCTCCCAAAACATCATCATAAACAGCAGATTTCACTTTGCACTTCTCTGATTCCCGGTGAACCATTCTTGGGCGAACGTTTCCTTTTTGGCAAGTGTAACTTACATAGCTAATAGCTTTCCCACAATGCTTGCAAAACACAAGCCTTGCGAATGGGCTTATGACTGTGGTATTTGCTTTGACAGGCACATTCCCACTCCATAATGTTTGGGCTTCAGCAAAGATTTCCTGGCTTACTATTGCCGGATGCTTCCCCGGAACAATCAAATAATCATTAGATGTTAAGCGGCGCTTTTTCTTCTTTACTTTTCCTTCTTCGTATTCTTTAGAAACTTTACGCCTATTCCAACGGATCATCCCGGTGTAAAGATTGTTTTGCAAAATCTCTTTTACGGTTCCTCTATTCCATTCTGGTTTTCCTGTTTGGGTAGGTATGCCCATTTCGGTGAGCTTCTTTGCAATTTGTCCGGTAGTCATACGGTCATTGACAAACCAATTAAACATCATTTCAACGTACTTTGATTGTTCATTCAACATCAAAGTACGTTCTTTTCTATTGATTCTTATGATGTCATAGCCGTAAGGCGGTAATGATCCAACATAGTTCCCTTCTTTGATAGCTGCCAACAATCCACGTTCCATGCGGCGACGAATCGTTTTGTATTCCCGGCGTGACATGAACAACCCGAATTCAAAATATTCTTCATCGAACTCATTCGTTGGGTCATACGTCTTGGACGGGGTGACAATCAGAGTTTTTGAAGCTGCAAAAGCTTCAGCTACTTCCCCTTGATCTTTTGTGTTACCACGCGCGAGACGTTCAATCTCCATGACAAGAACGCCTTTGTATTCGCCGTTCCAAACATCATCAAGCAACTGCTGCATTTGGGGCCGTGCTGCAATAGATTCACCGGAAACCATTTCTTCATATATCTTTTCAATGTACAGCCCTTGTTTTTCGGCAAGTTCCAGCAATGCGGTTCTGTGCCGTGCAAGTGTTTCACCTTCACCCATTGCTTCTAAGTCTAAATCTTTTCGCGACTTTCTGAGATAAATTGCGTATTTGTCCAATATCCTTCATTCCTTCCCTTAGCCGTTGCGCCTGTGCAAGATGAACACGTTAAAATACTGTATTATTATATATTATTTTATCTTCCTGACCCATCAGGTATATCTGATAGATGAATATTAAATAAAAAGCAATTCTAACTTGCACATCTTGCACACCCCTTAAAAACCGCATAACACCGGGCTTTTTTGCTGTGCAAGATAGTATCAAGTTCGCTCATGGTTGAGAATATTCACCATTTTCAGGCCGTTTTGGATATTTGAAATCAGAATATCCCTAGAATCCTGATCCAGCGCTTCACCGTTGAATATCAACAGTGCTTGTTGGTTTTCAAGATCATCCAATATGGCTTTCAAGCTTTTGCACACGTCAAGCGCGTTTTGTTCCTGGCGTTCTTCGTGTGTTCGGAAGTTGGTGTTCCCCATTAGATAATCAACTGATACTTCGAAATGATCCGCAAGGATTTTTATTTTGTCGATTGGTGGAACAATGTTTCCACGCTCATATTCTCCGACAGTGGTTCTTTGGACTTTAAGCAGTTTTGCAATATCTTCTTGTCTTTCTTTGCGGTCTTTTCGCATAGCCTTTAAGCGCACAGAAAACATACTCATAGCCTACACCCCCTTTCTTCATGGCTAGATTATACGCCATTTCAAATGGCTTTGTCAATATGAAAATCCTGTTGCAGTTTTGCAACAGGATTTTTTTCATCGCTGTATTTCCTTTTCTAGGGATTCTTTATTTTTTATTTCAACTCACACGCCCCTTACGGAGCGTGACTTACCAATGCAAGAGATCATTCATTCACGTATTCGATTATATCCCCCGGTTGGCATTGAAGCAATTTGCAGATGGTTTCAATGTTTGACCAAGACAATTGCCCACCGTCTCTTAGTTTTTGTATTGTGGAGTTTGCAAGGAGTTTGCTTTGCTGAAGTCGATATGTTGTATATCCTTTGTCCTTTAGCGCCTGAAGAATGTCAATTTTGAACCTTAAAGGCATTTAATCACTTCCTTTCGCTTCATCAGTATTCTAATTATACTTCAGAACCTTTCCGAATTCAAGACTACATCTTGCACAAATAGCATGGCCGAATATTCGGCTATATTTGTAGAAGCTGTCAATTGACTATGGCCGAATATTCGGCTATAATATGGGCACAATCAAGAAAAGGACGGACCAAGGGGCCGGAAAAGAAGGATGACAGAGATGAACAATACGGAATTCAGAAAACTGTTTGATGACGGACAGCTTGAAAATCTGAAAGTATTTCAGAAGCCGTCTTTCGATGGAAACAATGACGAAATCGTTTCCTTCCAGTACAATGGAAAGTTCTTTCTTCGAATCGTTAAGTATTACGAAGCCCATTATGGCTGGTACGTTGGACACGGAAGCGCAAGACATTGGAAAGAGAGCGGCGGGAATAAGTTCAGTTCGTTCATCAAAGAATTTGAATCGAAAGACCACGCAAACGCTTACTTCAAGAAATGTGCCGAATGGTTCAAGCGGATCGTATGAAAACAAGTCGAGTGGGGGACGGTGCCCCCCCTACACAGGAAGAAAGGTTGATACTATGAAAGACAATAGCTTGAAAAATGTGATTCAAAATCTTGAAGACCTGTTTCAGGTCCTGAACACCAAGTACTTTGAAGGTGAACTTGCAAAACCGGTGATCACGGTTTCCCCGAATACCATGAAGGTGAACGCCCTTGGATGGTGTACTGCTTACAAAGCTTGGAAGGATCGGGAAGGCGAAGAAGGTTACTTCGAGATCAATATCTGCGCTGAACACCTTGCAAGACCGTTCACAGAGGTTGCCGGAACGATGCTACACGAAATGGTTCACCTGTTCAATCTTCAGAACGGCGTGAAGGACACCAGCCGCGAAGGGACTTACCACAACAAGAAGTTCAAGGAAGCGGCAGAAGCCCACGGCCTGACGGTTGAGAATACCGAAAAGTACGGCTGGGCGAAAACCGACTTGACAGAGGAAAGCAAAGCGGAAGTGGAAGACTTCATGGGATTCATTGGCAAGGACAGCTTTGAAATCTTCCGGGAAGCTGAAGCGGAGAAGGCAAAGAAGGGCGGTGGGAAATCCAGTTCCCGCAAATATGTTTGTCCCTGCTGCGGTCTGATTGTCCGGGCCACGAAGGAAGTCAAGGTTCTTTGCTTCGATTGCAACGAACTGCTGGTTGAAGAAAACTGATTCTGAAGGCTGTGCTATCGGCCACACGGGCAGAAAGGAAACACCATGGAGAACACCCCATCCAAGAAGCAAAAATCCCGTATGAAGGCACGGACAATCACCCTGATCATTCTGGGGTTGGGTGAAATCATCCTGACCCTTCTTAAAATCTTTTCCCCGAAGTGGTTTGACCTCTGCGAAGCTGCTTTCGCCCTGATCGGATTTGCCTACATTGGACAAATCGTTTACCGGTTCTGCAAGGAATGGTGATGTTAGAATGAAGATCGTCAAAGAGCACTTCGGAAGCATTCACCAAATGCTGAGCGTGATTGAATCCAGACCGAATAATTCTGTGATGGCTGGTCAGGATTCAAGCAAAACGGGAACCAAGCGTTTCACCGGAACGGATTCCTATGAAGAAGCAAAGCAGCTTTTCGAAACCGGCTACACGGAAATTCTGGATCAGGTCAAAACCGGCGTTGGAAACAACCTGAAGAAAACGCAGAACATCAACCGGCGCACAATCAGAACCGGCGTGATCGGATATGCACCGCACGTCCCAAACGCTATTCTGGGCCTGCCGAATTCCATGATCCTGACAGAGCAGCAGCCGCAAAAAATCAAAACCGTTTCCATCGTGGTTGGAATCACGGAAAAATGTGGAACAAAAGCGGAAGAATTCGTGAAGTCCGGAATTGCCGCGTTGTCTGTTGTGAACACGCTGGAACTTCGCGGCTATCGTGTGGCCCTGAAAGTCGCGTTCTGGTGCTCAGAAGGCGGCAATGAACGCGCATGGGGAACAATCACCCTGAAGGACTACCGGGAACATATGGACATTCAGAAGCTTTGCTTCCCTCTTGCCCATCCTTCCATGTTCCGACGGTTTGGGTTCAAATGGCTGGAAACTTGCCCTGAAATCAAAGATTTCGGCTGGGCTTGGGGGTATGGGCGCCAACTGAATGATTCTGATTTCATAAAGAAGAACTTCTTGGGCGACAATGAATTCTTCATCAATCTTTCGGTCACGAAGGAATGTGACTATGATCCAGATAAGATCATCGAAAAAATGAATTTGAAATAAGTAAGCAGAAAAGGTGGCATATTACCTATGATTATTTTGAAGCAGTGCGAGAGAATTTGTATCGTAGTTGACGAAAACGAAATCTCCAAAAAGATTCCGAAGGTTGGAATCCTTTACCAGAATGAACTTTATGATTCCGACACATTCAAGTGTGTCAGCAATCCGGAAAAGGTTCTGTATTCGGTACTTCGGCAGGAATTCAGCAAGAACTTCACGGATGCAAAAAAGGTTCTTGGCGAACTGAAGGCGAAAGCCCCCGCGCCCATCCCCGCGCCCATCCCCGCCCCTGAACCTGCAAAGCCTTCCGGAATCGGTTCGAAGCTGGAAGAAATCCTGATGAAGACCATTGCGGAGCAATCCGTTG